AGCGAAAAATAAAATCGTGGAAATTGAGATGTTCGTTCAAAGGAACTCATCTCTTGTAGTACATTAAGGAACCGTTCATTATAGGGTTTTTATATTCTATTTCCTCAGTAAGGACAACTACTTTTTCGACAAATGCGTGTTCACTTTTGGTAGTGAGCAGTTTTGCAACGTAAAAAGGATGTTCATCTTTATGAAGAAACCTCAAATCTTTAACATGTTGTACGTCTCTTAAGTGGGACGCTATCTTGTCAAGGATTTCCGGAGGAAATTGATAACCTTCTCTATCACGAATTGAAATCTGTGGTAAACAGGATTTCTCTTTGGTTCGTTCTTTTAATTCATTACATCTGGTATTCAACTGGTTACCATCTACAAAGAGTAGAGGCCAATAACTATCAAATTTCCTATACCACAACTTGTGCCATGGCAAGGGTAAAACATTCGTATTTAAGGCTACAGCATGTGCGCTAGTCCAAATATTGGAGTTCTGTCTCAACTTCTTGATCAAGAGCTTTTCAGCATCCTGAGTGAAGGATTTAACTTCCTTTTTATTTTTTCTTTTTATAAAATACTCGGCTTCCCATCGGGTTCGCCATACTTGTTCTACTAATTTGTTGTAGACCTTTATATTTTCCATTTTTAAGTCTCTTAGTTCGCCACGTTCATCTTCCATCGTTCTGAAAGGAACTTCTACTGGTATACCTCTGTATTCCAGTTCTGATCGAACTTGTTTAGTTATTAAATCGTCAATGAGACATGTTTTTACATCACTGATCTGAGTAGGTCTTTTTTTGAAATCCTTATAATTTGCAAAAATAACCGATGCTCCTTTTCTATGTAATTCCGGAATTTTATCCATATAGTTAGGACCTGGATCCAATCCAAGGCCTCCTAACCATTTAGGGATATAATAAGGAATACCCATTAAAAGAGGGTGTTGCAGATATTCTTTGTGATAACCTATATAGAGGTAGTTGAGTTGTTCATACACACAATCAAACCCTTTGACAAGCTCAACGTGGCATGAAGACATTTTTACTATCATATTAGCCATCTGTGAGATGACGTTTGAGTCCACTTTATTTTCAGATCTTAAAAGACCTTTCATTAAACCAAAGTTTATAAAGGGGACAAGATAATATTTCAGTCTTTTTGGGAATCGACAATCAATAATACATGATCGAGAATTCATCTCAACGAAACATCTTTTTCCCGGTTTTGAAAAAAACGTTTTTCCTATAGAGTTAATGAGACCTATCATCCCTGAGCATTGAACCCAGAGATCGGGATTCTTTAAAGAAAAGGTCACATCATCTCCATTTATTAAACCAGGAAATCTTCTCATTGTATACTTTTTTCCAGTATCCAACTCCTTCGCCAACCTACAAACAGAAAAATTTAGGATACATAAAACAACAAACGAAAGAACCTTACCCATAGGTTGTGCTTCTCTCTGTTCATCGCGAAATTCCATATTTATTTTTTCCGTCCCAGCGGCGGTTTTATTTGTTCTTTTAATATCAAATTGTACTATATTACCCACAAGTGAACGTATAGCTAATTTAGTATAACTCTCTGATAACTTCA